TTCGCACTCGCCGCTTAATTGCGACGACTAGAGCCTGAGCTTCTGGTCACTTCGGTGCCAGCAATCACTAGAGGATGCCTGTAAACTCGAAGTGATTGTCATGCAGAACAGGATCGCCGTGCAGTATGTCGTGGACGAATCGGCTAAAACTTACACGACTCGCCCAAAGCACCCTGCCCCTCGGGCGGCCGCGGGTTAACTTAGTAGAACGGGCTAAGCATGTAGTACCGACAGCGGAGTACTGGCGGACGGGGGTTCAAATCCCCCCGGCTCCACCAAACAAGCGTTAAAAATCAGGCACTTAGCGAATCTCGCAAGTGCCTTTTTTGTGCCCAAAGGGGTCGTTTTGGCTCGGTTATGCCAGCTTAATGACAGCTTTTGTAGTGAGATGTAGTGCCACTGCGTCCAGCGATACGCGCTCGCCGCCCCATGCAGGAGAGATCCGCGCTATGCCGCAAGAACGACTAGATCTACTGAAGCTACCGAAGGCAATTCGCGATCCGATCAACGATCTCGTGCGTGCCCTTAATGCCGCGAGCACACGCGAGGACATAGAGCGCGAAGGCGCCCTGGAGATTGCGTTGATTCTTGGGTTAGAGAACGCGAAGCGGCTGAAGCCGTCCGATATCGAAGCGCTCTACATGATCTTCGACGATGCCGTTCAGGCGCGGCTCCAATCGCTTCCTTCACCGGAGTGAAACCCACGGCTTTGGTAGCAGCACTGGCTCCGGAAATGAGGCGCCGGTGACAGGAAGGAATTCGAACCCTGTCGGGGTAACGTCCTGTCCGCTGCAGTCCCAGTATTTGTTGGGATTTCCCCCTTCCGCCTTGGACAGTGACGGACAGCAAAGTACCCGGTTTTGCCCTAAATTTGCCCTAGAAAAGAGATAGTGCGACTGGATACAGTGACACTGTATTGCTACCATCCACCTCCCAGTTTTCCACTTTAATAGTCAAGACGCACGGATTACCAATGAGAGCTCGCGATATTTTCACGCCTGGTCGGTTCCCAAGCCACACCTTTGTTGATGACCACTTGACGCAGAAGAGAGTGGTGCTCGAGGATGCTCTAGATACCGGCTCAATGCTCATTTCGATCTCTGGCCCATCAAAATCCGGAAAGACTGTTTTTGTGGAACAGTGCATTGGCAAGGAGAAAATTATTTCCGTCACCGGCGCAGGGGTGATGTCGGTACAGCTTTTATGGCGACGCGTCTTTGATAGCTTGGGAATCGATATCCCGACCAGTAAGACCGAGCAAGTCTCGACCACAAACTCTTTTGGTACCAAAGCCAACGTAGCTGGAAATATTCTCGTCGCGAAGGCCTCAGCGGAACTTTCAGCAGGTCACCAATCAACTGATGGCGAGTCTCTCACAACCGACGTCGCAACTGATTATCTCCAATTACTGATAGCCGAAGTATCCAAAATTGACGCCACAATATTCATCGATGACTTCCATTATATTCCGCGTGAAATTCAATCTGAGATAGCCAGACAAATTAAAGAGGCAATCCGAAAAAATGTGAAATTCATAGTCGCGTCAGTTCCATATCACGCTGACGACGTTATACGCAGCAACCCTGATTTACGGGGTAGAATTGTTTCAATCGACTTCGGATACTGGCATTCCTCTAACCTAGAAAAAATTGCAGAAAAAGGCTTTGCTGCTCTTGGAGTTGCTTTCGACATATCGATGATCAAGAATTTTTCCGAACAGGCGGCAGGATCGCCTCAGTTGATGCAGTACTTGTGCTTGAATGCATGTTATGAGATAGGTGCGCGTGAGACATCTCCCACCCCAGTTGCGCTGCCAAAAGATCAACAGCTTCTCGAAAAAATTTGTAAACGCACTGTCCTATCAACGGATTATGGATCGGTCGTGGACAAAATGATGGAGGGGCCGCGTATCCGAGGTTCCGATCGGATCAGCCACTCGCTGAATGACGGCACGCACGGCGACGTCTATTCGCTAATCATCAGGTGCTTAGCTAGCGATCCACCTCAGTTGACACTTCGCTATGATGATTTGGTAGTTCGTGTCAAATCGCTTTGCCGGTCACAAGCACCAAGCGGATCTAGCATAACCGGGGCGTGCAGCCATATGGCGCGGATTGCCAATGACACAGCGAATGACAACATTATCGAGTGGGACAATGAAAACGACGTTCTCGACATTCGGGATCCATACCTCCTGTTCTATATCCGCTGGGCCGAGATCTTTAATTAAGATCCGTTGAATATGCGGAGCGCGCGTCGCGCGGCACGCAGAAGCAGCTCTGTCAAAATTCTCGTGCTACCTGGCGCGATTACTTTCTGACCAAATAACCTCGACCTTATGCGAGCACTTTCAAAGCCCGCAGGTACAGGGCCCTGCGATCCTCGGCTCCGTTTGTAGTGCGCCCGCGCTGACCGGTGTTGATAATGCTCCCGATATCCGCGTTGTTTCCGGCGTCGGCTAGGGCATTCAGCTTGTTCGTGTCCCAGTACCAACTGGCAGCCATTGCCGCGGGCCCGGCCTCCAGGAGCAGGTCTGGTTCATCAAGCAGCGGCAGGCCGAGCGCGTTGCCGCAGCGCTGGTAGTTCCCCTTCCCCGTTAGTTGAATCAGGCCGCGCCCGCGGTACCGCCAGCCATTCCCGGGCGCTGTGTTGCCTAGGCGCGAGCCATAGACCACGTTTGCGATACGTTCCGGCTGCCGGGCGTACTCGGCCGCCAGCCCCGAGTCGAACCGGAAGGGCCAGGTGGCTTGGAGGGCTTGGGCGCTGTATTTCAGGTTCTCGACCAGCTTGGTGAACTGGGCTGACTCATGGCCGGTTTGGGCGATAAAGGCCGCCAGGCGCGCCAGGGTATTGATCGCATATCTGGCAACTGCCGCATTGACCGCCGGCACGAAAACGCCGGCAACGGGCCCGGCCTTCGGGAGAATCTGCAGCAACTGCTGCTTGTTGATCTGCATGGCTTCCTCCAGGCAAAAAAATCCCGCTCGATGGCGGGTGGCTGTGTGCTTGCGGTAATCAGGCTGGGGCGGCTGGCCAATCCACGGTGGTCGGGTAGTAGCCGGCCTGCTCGGGCAGGCGGTTCAGCGCCACGCGATACTTTTTCCAGGCCTTCAGCAGCGCGGTCTCGGCGTCTGTGGCGTCGTCGACGGCCACCACATGCTTGTCGACCTCAAGCGCAAGATCGTGCGCGACTGGCTGGACACCCTGCTGGTGGGAGGCAAAACGCTGAGCAACATCCAGAGCTGCTTGCGATCGGCGCTGAACGACGCGTGCGAGGAGGAACTGATCGACGTGAATCCGATGGCCGCCTGGACGTACTCCCGTAAGGAGGCGCCGCCGAAGGAAGATGTCGTTGATCCGTTCGCGCCCGACGAACAAACAGCGATCCTAGGTGCACTTCAAGGCCAGGCCCGCAACCTGGTGCAGTTCTCGCTCTGGACCGGCCTGCGCACGAGCGAGCTGGTCGCGCTGGACTGGGGGGGACGTGGATTGGCTCCGCGGTGAAGTGATGGTCACCAAAGCGATGACCCAAGCTTCGGGCGGCATCGCCGAGGTGCCCAAGACTTCCGCGGGGCGCCGGACAGTAAAGCTGCTGCGCCCTGCTCTTGAGGCATTGAAAGCTCAGAAAACACACACGTTCCTCGCCGATCGCGAGATATTCCAGAACCCGCGCACGGCGGAGCGGTGGACGGGCGATCAGCCGATCAGGAAGACGATGTGGGTGCCAGCGATGAAGACGGCCGGCGTTCGGTATCGGCGGCCGTACCAGACCCGACACACCTATGCATCAATGATGCTATCCGCTGGTGAGCACCTAATGTGGGTTGTTCAGCAGATGGGGCATACCGACTGGACTATGATCTTAAGGGTTTACGGGCGATGGATGTCCCAGGCGAACGCTCTAGCCGGAGACAAGGCGGAAGCGCTCTGGGCTCCCCTGACTGTCGACCCTGAAGCTATTCGTAAAACCGCACGGTCTTAAGGATCCTGCTGATCAAATCAGCCTGAGGATCGAAATTTACCGCCGGTCTGGATTGCTGGGAAAGCAGTCGAGAATGGCTGAACAGCACTACATTTGAGCTCGGCAAGGCCGAACGTGCCAGCTTCCAGTCGCACGCACTGATGTTCACTCGGGCGTCGACAGGACCGTCGCAAGCAGACGTAAGCGACTGAAAATCCAAAGAAAGCTGCATTCCACGCTCCATACTGGTCTCCGTATGCTGTAGGTCATCGTTCGACATGTCGTGTCACCGTTTGTTCAGGCCGGCGGATTCTAATGCCCTTAACGTGAAAGCTTCAAGGGTATGTATAGCCTCAAGAGTGATCGATGTCACGGGGGAAGCCTCATGGACATGCATGATGCCCTTGGGATCCTTCCTTCCCCCAGGATGAGCCGAGAAAAACCTCAGGAAACGGGATGGCGCTACACCATCGAACGGCATGACGCGGACCTTGGAATCATCGCTCTCTCGCTCGGTTATTGAATCCGAATGCAGCCTGGTGGCGAGGCTTTTACGGTAAGGCTCAAGGAAATAGACTTCTTTGACCCCCGCAGCAACCAAATGCCTGGCGCATGAGTGGCATGGGTAGGTAGTAACGAAAAGTTTACCGTTCCGAATTTGACCACCTTTAGTTTCGCCAGCAGTCAAAAGAGCATGCATCTCTGCGTGTACTGCTCGAGAGAACTCAATCAAGCTCTTGAGCTGGGAGTCCTTCCTGAGCATCTCGAAAGCAATCGGGCGCTTCGCTTCCTCAATTAACCCAGTCGTGATAAGTCGATCTACCATCGCATTTGCAATAGTGGTTTTCTCATCATCATTGAAGCAACGCCCACCCTCAATATTCCAGCATCGCCGATCATCATCCGTAGAAGAGTTTTGATCAACGGTATGGTACAGCCCCCCAAATGCTTTAGGGACATCGTTCCAACCTGACGCAAGAATCTCACCTTCCGAGTTTGTGATGGCTGCCCCGACTTGGCGAGAAAGGCAGGCGGAGTTCCGTGCGGCCGAATAGGCTGCATACATGGCTCGCTCGTTTACCGTAGGTGTGATGATCCGCGTCCCTAACATTAGCTCAAGGAAGCGCCTTACGCGGGTGTTGCGCTGGGAGTCGGTTGCGGAGTCGACACGGAGAAAGAAATCGCATCTTGGGAAGGTATCTTCAACGCTTTGACCGTGCTTTATCTCCTCGCCTGAATCACGATCAATAAGACGGTGAACTTCGTCCGTCGGCCCCTTGATTCGGGACAGACGTTCAACTCGCATTTCGATTGGAGAATAGACACCAACGACGTGAAGCATATCTCCATATACGGAGCGCAGCAGGCTCAGCTCATCAATATTCTTAATAGAATCTATGATGTGGCAGCACTTTCTAGTCGCGCGAGGCATTACTGCAGCCGGATCTAGCGCAGCTTGAGGGTCGGCAGCCCGAATTTCAGAGTCGTGTGATTCTTGGTGCAAAGCACGCGACAACAAAATATCTTGAATAGCTAACTTTGCAAGTACAGCGTTACCATATTCCTGCCTCAAATCATTACCGGCTTCGATTAATTTCTCAATTGATTTCTCATCGGCCAAGTTCTTCAGCCGTCGGATCTCCTCACTAAGCCGTAATATCTTGACCTCCGTGTATCCAAAATCAGTTCCGCGTATCATCTCTTGAAACGTCTTCGCGACCTCATGGAGTGGCGTCCCCATCGGCCCGCAGAGCGCAATGACAATCTCAGGTGTAAGCGACTTTAGATAGGCCCCATGATCATCAAACGCGGGGGTTGAAGCGCGATCTGCGCCACTAGGAGCTACAGCAATGGGAACAGCCATTTCGATTCCTTCCTTGTGAATACGCACGCTATCG